ATGCGTTAGGGCCGTAGTAAATGTGGCAAAAGCTGTACTCGTACCTTTATGTGAATGTACCATATTGCCAACACTTGATAGGCTTCTATGATACGTATCTCCCAAAGCAGGTTCAAATGGAAAATTAAAGTCTGAAATTTTATATTTAAGGACGGAGTTAGGGGTGTAAATTCTATTGTTTACGTTTCCTAAAAGAAAAGCTTCTAATCTAAATTTGTCGTAAACGAAAGAAAACACACTTAGCATTTTATAAAACGTATTGTCTTCGTTTTCTCCTACCGCTTCTCCGGTACTGTAGTCTGTAACGTTTAGCCATGCTTTAGGTAGCCAATTTGACACCTTCTGTAGGCTGCTGTCCTCTGAAATGTTTAGGGCATAAGAAGACCCACAGGATATCCATTTAGTTCCGGTAAATACCCAAAGAGAGTAGCAGTACTCGCCAGTAAAAGGATCAGTAATTAAATCTGTATACCCACTAGTAATTGTTGAGTACAAGCCGCCAGCTAAATAGGTGCCTTTATAAGGGTCGTCAATATTTCCAACTGCACTCCTAACTAGTTTCCAATGGGTTAGCGGACCATCATTTGGATCAGGGTTAATAATCCCCCAAGAAACGGCAATTTCATTATAGTTGTATGCCCAAGCTTCAATACCAGAGTTGTAGTAGACACCTACGGCTGAAGTCTCACCATATCTAAAACCAGAGCCGTACCTACTTGTGCCATATTTAGCCATTTATTTTCCTACTCAATTCCTCCGTTAATAACTGATGTCAAATTTGACGCAGTTAAAAACGGAATTTGAGAATCAGATAAAACAATAGTTCCTGCACTACTGCCATCATCTGTATTAAGCTTGTTAATAACTACCGATAAAATTCCTGGAATATTTTGAATCTCTGCTGTCACAAGAGACAAAGGAATACTATCACCAAAAGTATTATTATTATAATGGAACATTCCGTCTAACCCAAGCATTGCCTGATAAACAGCAAGTTTGATATCGGCCTGCTTATACGCAGGGTCAATAGTTGCAGTATATTTTAAGTAAATTGGTACGTATGAGGGTGGAAGCACATTTAGAGATATTCCCGCTGGAATTTTATCAGCAAAGTATTTTGTTATTTCAGAAGCAATAGAGTTCCAAGTATTCGTAAGTGCTGGGCTTGAGGCGGTTGCTGTTTTAATTGCTAAGCCCGTACGACCGTCAGCAGTTGCTGTAACCCAAGTACCAGTAGCTGCATTAGTTACTGTGAAGGTAAGGTCGGTAGGAACAGAGGCGACAGTTACCTCAGAAAGATTGTACGCTGTTAAATACATGCCGGAAATAGTTATTACGTCTCCAACAGAAAGTCCGTGTGGACTAAGTGTTTTACATGTGTAGGTTACAGTAGTTCCGTTACCTGAAGCAGACTCAATATTTTTAACTTGTGGGTAGCCTGGGGCAGGGGTCAAATCGTTTGGTCCTTGAATGTATAGGTTTACTAAGGAGTAAACATTAGACGACGCTTTTGCTTTACCTACCTGAGAAACCATAAGAGCAAGATCTGCGTAATCTTGGAGCGTGACCGCACGTTTTCTTGTGCCAATTGCGGCCTTTACTTTTTTACGCAATTGCTCAAAAGTGTCTGCGTCTGCCCCACCAGAAGAAGGCAAAGAGTTAGTTACCTCTATATAGGTAGGTACCTGAATATCAAGATTTCCGGGAATAAAAGTAACTTCGCTAATAAGAAGTGACTTAATATTGCCGGCAGCACCAACACTTGATTTGTAAACCGCGCTAATAAGTTGGTTTGCCGCAGGAATGGAACCATTAATTCCATCCCCAAACACAACGCTTACAAAACCTTCAGCGTCTCGTACAACTGTAAAGACCTTATCTGTTGGTCCGTACTCTAATAGGTTGTCTACATAAGACCATGAACTAAAGGCTGTTCCTTGACCCACGTATACTGTTAACGACTTATTAACTAAGCCGTAGTCATAGATTAAAAATGTTTGGTCCTCTGACCCATCAGAAGTGCCTAGATTTGCAGGTAAAGCCTTATTGTAGTTACTATCAATTTGGTCAGGACGGTCGGTGTTTACCGTTTTTCCTTCCTCACACAGTAGCGTTATGCTTGCTCCTGGGGCTAACGCTGTAGCAGCCTCTAAAGTTTCAAAGTAAACTTGTGAGAATGGGCCGTATGAAAGGGGGGCAATAACTTGAGTACTAATTGGAATATCATATGAAGTAGTTGTAGAACTATTTGTAAAAGTTACGTACACGGTAGAAGGTGTTGGTCCAGACACTACATAGTCATAGAGGTTAGCAAAAGTTAATAAAGTATCAGTTTTAATAGCTGTATCAATAGAAGTTTCATTTGCAATGCGGTCAAGGTAGTGCGACATGATATCCCCCATGTACGCAAATGATTCAACTAGTACGTTTCCTAGGTCAGAGTAGTCTGTAGGGTCCCAGTTAGTATTGGTCCTAGCCTTAATTAAATTAATTAAATCTGCTTTTAAAGCAGCAAAATCTCTAGAAGTGTAGTCAATTTCCATTTTTTACCTCGTAACCAATCCGTCGTAATTAAATGTTGCCGTGTTAATTTTCATAGTTGCTATTGTATTATCTGGTAATTTTAGGTATAGATTTACGTACACTATTCCTGAGTACTCATCTCCAGAAAGCTCTACTTTTTCTACAGATAGGTCTGGGAGCCACCTACGTACTGCGTTAGATATGGCAATAGGTATTGCTCTACGATAGTTGTTTTCATTTTCAAACAGGGTAGTGGACCAGTCTGTGCCGTATTCTGGAAGCATAGGTCTTTGTCCAACATTTGTTGACAAAAGAGTAACTACCCTATCTAAATACAGTTTAGTTGCTGTTTGGGCACTTGCAACAACCCCATTTGTATCTAAAGTGTATGGATAACTAATCGAAGAACTCATGACTGTACTCCAATCCAAACAGGGTATTCAAGAAGGCCGGCCTCAAAAACAACCCAAACCATTTGTCCTTCCACAGGTACGGACCTATGAAAGGTATGTTCAGGAACTAGGTCGCCTTTTGAGCCAACAGTTGTGCCTACTCCAAGCCCGCTAGCAGCAGTATACTTACTATTTTCCTTAGAGTCTGTGGTAGCGCTTGGAGAATTTGCAACAATAGTGGCGTTATTTTTGCTAACAGTTTTTTGTTTAGTAACTGCTACATGTTGGTGGTTTAGCTGTTGATTGCCTGGAGACTTTGCCACTATTGTAAGGGCAGGAACAGTCTCTGTATCCCCTCTAGAGTCTGTTACAGATACAGGGGTTGTAGTTAACATAGCGGCAAGGGCAGCAACATTATGGGGCTCGTGATCTGGGTGGTATGACGAATCTGTAATAGGTAGGCAGGCTTTAGCCCAGTTAGATACTTCCGTACCTGAGGGCATAAACACTTTAACTTTTATTCTATTTTTGCCTGTAGGATCTAGGCCGGCAGATACCTGGGCAGAATAGATACCATAAAACCTAGATCTTCCTTGCGGATCGTGGTTAAAGGTATTCTCATCAAGGCCGTAATTATCAAAACTCATTTTACAATTCTCCCACTACTTGTAGCTACCCATTTTACAGGGTTTTTTATAGAAATCAAATTAGGATAGTAATCTAAAAATTTGGTTGCGCCGTAGACGCTTGGAACATCTGTCACAGAGGTTGAAGTATAGGCTGTGGGCATAACTGTCTTAGTTGGAATGAGTTCTGAGGAGTTTGGGGACAGAGAGAACTCAGATAGAACAGTTGCATACCCAACTAAAGACTGTCCTGACAGCTCTGATTGAATATCTCTAGTTGCTGCGCGAGTAGCTGCAGTAGGGTCTACATCCCCAATTATATCTGTACCAACCTCTAAGTTTAAAAAATAATCCGAAGGGCGGCCACCAAATACGTGGACAACAGAAAGAACGGTCCAATATCCAGACAGACCGTTAGGTAGTCCGTCTAAATAGATAGGGTCGTATGGCTTGATAGAGGGGTGGCCAACAACTGATACCTGAGCCCTATGTTGATATCTATGTGACTTTTTATAGGAATCCGCAATTTGTTTAGCGTCTGTTTGACTAGTAGCTACTTCGTGCACGTGATATTTTTTAAATCCTGCTTTAGTTGTTGCAGTGGACTTATTATTCGAAAAAACTGTCATGATAAGAAGAACCCTTCATTAGGAACAACTACTCCGCTAACAAGGTTATCATCTACAATGTTTTGATGTGTTGACTGAGCAACAATTCCATTAGCAGTGTTTACCGCAGTAATTACACGATCAACTCTTCCACCGGCTTCTGGTGCGTAATCACTAAGCATAGGGCTCCAGCTAATTATGGTTCCAAGTACCTTAAGCTCACGTGGAGCTTGGCCGTCTTCTTCAGTAGATACATAAAAAAAGTAAGGGGCAGACTTTTTCTTTTCTGAATAAATCTTATCTTTTGACACAAAGAAAATAGTAGTGTTATCTGTAACTAAGGCAAAACCAGTTTGTTTTGCCAAGCTCCTGATAACCTGCCAATCACTTTGCCCTGCCTGAACAACACTGGGGCGTGTTCTAGGATGGCGTTGAGTGACTGTTGCAAGACCATGTTTGTTTGCAATCTTTGTGACAACCTGATCAGCAGTAACATCCTTATAGATTTTTTGATTAGTATCTTTAAGGTAATACGTAGCCCCTACACAAACAATATCTGTGTTTCCACCTTGCCAGGTGTTTGGCTGCTCTACATGCCTAATATATCCATACCAAGTTTCTTTAATTTTTTTTGATCTAAATGTAAACCTAACCGGGTCTCCAGATATTAAGCCTGTTTTTTTATTGCTCGGGTGGCCCTTAAAATGCAGAACAAGTCTGTCATGTTCTTCGGGATTTCTATATAGTTCTGCACCAATTAGTGCCATAGTCATATCAGGTGCTTTTGTAAACTCTACTGTAAAAGAAGAATCTATAGATCCTTCTTGCCAAATAAATGGTCTATTTGACGGAGAATTAGCTGTTTCCATAAGGGACCCTAATCACTGTTCCGGCAGCGATATTAAATGGGTCATCAATTTCTGGATTAATTTCCATAATTTCCCACCAATATTTTGAACCTAATCCGTAAGCCTGAGCTAGAATAGCTATTGCATCTCCATCCGCCCACGTATACTCTACATACTGTACTTTTTTAGAAGTTGGAAAAGCACGGTAAACAGATACGGTAGGGTTACCCGTATATTTATGAGCAGTCTGTGATAGCGGACCATCGTAATATCGTGAAACTCTTTCAATCATGATTATCCTTTCTTATGGTTTCGGTGTTTCAGGAGTGCCTGCAGGAGCAATGCCGCCCATAGTACCAATAGACTGGATTCCCGTTTCTCCCTCTACGTTAAATTGGGCAGGGTAACGAGTAAAGTCAACAGAAACAACTGTAAGCATAGGAACCATATTTAGATCAAAAATTTTATGGGTAACATTGAGTCCAGTTACAGAACCAAAATACCTTAAATTTGGTCCTAAGTACATCCACAATGGGATACCAGTAATATAGCCAATATCCGAGCTTCTACGATATTCTTTGTGCCCAATATTAGCGCCGTAGTTTTCATCAAGCAGCATGGTGTTTTCTTCTGGATCTCCGTTTAAACAACGGTATAAAAACTCTAAATCGTATTCAGTTCCTCGGTTTAAAAGTCCATAACGTTCTTCCTCTTGTAGCGGTCTTCCATACGCAGCGGTTTCATCCCTCTTTGCAGCAGCCATATTTAAATAACTTAGGTCGCTAATCCTACTTATTAAAAGCTCAACTTTAACAGTTTGATTACCAGTAAGAGAAGTTGCAGAGTCTTTTGAGCCAAACGTCCAGTCTATTGAATTATTGCCACTAGTGC